TCGCGTTCCTCGCTGAGCACAACTTCACCGTCGTGGGTTTGTCCTCGGATGACTGCGCTGTTGATGAAGGCGAGGCCACCGTGACCTACGCCGCGCCTGACCGTCTCCTGCTGAAGTGGTCTTTCCAACCCAACTACAAGGACATCAACGCGGCGATGAAGAAGGCAGCACAGGGCAACGCGAAGTGGGTCAACGCTCACAAGCATTGGAGCATTCCTGTCGCCTCTGCCGTCGCGGTCGCCAAGGCCGTGCGCCCTCACTACGCGCTTCTGGCTGACGCCATCGAAGACCATGATGAAGTGAAGAAGTCCCACGAAGCGACGCTGCAACGTGTGGAACTGAGCAGCGCGGTTGAGACGTCCATCGAACTGCCGGACGTTGAACCCTTCAAGTCTCTACGTCCGTATCAGCGCATCGCGCCGGTGATGTATCGAACAGGGGGTCGCAACCGCATCCTCATCGCTGACGAGATGGGTCTTGGGAAGTCGCTTCAGGCCCTCGCCTGCGTCGAAGCCGCTGAGCACGACAGGGTGCTCATCGTCTGCCCCTCCATCGTCAAGCACAATTGGGCGAATGAGATTTTCAAGTGGATTGGAAGTCATTACCGTTATCAGTTCACGTCTACTGAAATCATCAGCGGATATCAGGGAGAAATCCAACCGGCGCGTTTCCACATCGTCAACTACGAAATCATCAACGAGCGCGCCGACCAACTCGCGAGCATGGATTACGATTGCATCATCTTCGATGAGGTGCATCGCATCAAGAACCCGAAGTCGCTGACGAGCAAGGCAGCGATGCGGCTTGCGAAGAACAGGGAGGGCATCATCGCCTTGTCCGGCACGCCCGTGACCAACCGACCCATCGAGTTCTTCCCCGCGCTGAACATGATGATGCCGGGGACGTTCGCGAACCTCTTCTCCTTCGCTCAGAAATACTGCAACGCGCGGAAGACCGCCTTCGGGTGGGACATGTCTGGCTCGTCCAACATCGACGACAGTTGGGATGGACAGACCACACCACTCAACCACATCTTGCGCGACTTCATGCTGCGCCGTTCGATGGACGACCCGCGCATCGCAGGAGAGATGCCTGACTTGGTTGAGACAATCGTGACCTTCGACTTGACCGAAGAGCAGCAGAAAGACTACCGCAACGAGCACAACTCATGGATGGAAGAATGGGTGAGTCAACAGGTGAACTTCGGTTCAAGCGACGCAGGCTTCACGCTCAACATGATGAGTCAACTGCGTCACCACGCAGGACGCCTCAAGGTGGACGCAGCGGTGAAGTGGGCGACGGAATACCATGAGCGCAGCGGCAAGCCGCTCGTCATCTTCGCGCATCACAAGGACGTCATCGCTTCACTCTTCGACCAACTGCACAGCGAAGGGGGAGTGAGAGTGATTAACGGAGACACGCATGGAACTAACCGTCAAAAGTTCATCAAGCAGTTCCAAGAGGGGAGGGTCCGCTACCTCATCTGTTCCACCAACGCCATGCGTGAAGGAGTCAACCTCGACTACGCCAACACCACGCTCTTCGTCGAGCGTGAGTGGGTTCCCGCATGGGAGCAGCAAGCAGCGGCGCGCGTCCGCAGGATGACTCAAGAGGAGTCGACCTGCCACAAGGTCGTGCTGTCCGCCAACGATACCATCGACTCGCTCTTCGACCAAGTGGTCGCAGAGAAGGCAGATTTGGTGGAGCGCATCTTGGACGGTGGTGCGGGCAAGACCCGCGAAGCCATCGGCGTGGCGCTCCTCAACAAACTGAGCGCAGGCAAGGAGGCCCTGATTTGAACAACAAAGAAGAACAATACCCAGACCGAACACCAACCGCAGAGATGACCATCGCCCTCAAGTCGGGCAGGCATGTGAAGATTTCAGACGCCAAAGACGGCAACATCTACTCGCTGCTCTACAAGGCCATGAATCACACGCAACAGTCCATGTTCCGCTACCTCACGGCTGTTGAAGAGTTGGAGAGGCGCGGTCTTGCGCTCCCTGAAGTTGTCGAGGGGCGCACTCCGTTGGAGGTCATGACCACCTGCGCGCTCCTTGGATGGAACGAGTTCAACCGCTGCTCCTCGGAAGAGGAGTGAGAGAGACACTCGGGAGCGCAAATCTCCCTCTCGCTCACAGCCGATGACTCTTTAGGGAATGCCCCACCCACAGGGTGAATGTGGGCAAAAGGCTCGACATGGCGCCCTCCGATTTCGGGGATGACGGGTTCCTCTCACACCCTGACGTAGAGGATGTTCCATTCAACGGATTGACCATCACCGACGCGGACGGGAAGGACCACTACATCAGCGGCTTCGACTACGTTGACCACCTCTTCAGCGCCGCGCTCATGTGCCCCTGTGGTGACCAAATCGACCCACACTCCATCGGCCTTCATACCGCGAAGCGCCGCCTCATCGTCATCCCCGTCAAGTGCTGCGGGATGTTCCGTTGGTTCAAAGGTGAGAAGCATGATTGAGGATAATTGGATGCCGAGTGAAGAAGACATTGAGTGGACGCGTGAGCACTTCGCGCGCATGGCTGAAGACGACACATGGGGTGTCGCTGATGCTGTGCTGCGTAAGACGGGCAGCGGGCTGATTGTCGTCAGCATGAGTCCCGCGTCTATGCTGCCTCTCAACCGAATCGCTGCCGTGTGCAAGGCGATAGGCATCGACTTTGATTCATCGGGTGCCGAGATGGTAGAGGACGCTCAGGCTGCAGCGCAGCAATCCGCGCGTGAATGGACGCACCCCGACACGGGCGAACCTCTCGTCAACTTCGACCTTGAGGGGGCCGAGTGGTTGTGCATGAGTCCTGAAGAGGAAGCGTGGCGCGTCGTCATCCGTCAGGGCGAAGACGAAATCGCGCTCTCCCCGATGGACTACCACCTGCTCGCGGGCGACGAACTCTTCTTCTCATGGCGTGGAAAGCGCGTGCTTGAGCGTCACGAGATTATCGAGATGGCTGACGAAGGCGGGTTGGTCGAGCGGCTTACGCTCGGCAACGTCTTCATCATGCCCACCGTCTACGAGGACGTGCTTGTGCCTCCGCATCTGCGCGGCCTCATCTTCGTCTTCGGAGATGAAGAGGAGTGAGGTTTGAGGCGTTGGCGAGTGCCGTGGCTGCGGCACAGACGGAGCCGAATCGCGCCCACGAAATCCTCGCTGACCTCTTCGTGACGAATCGCGAATCGGCGCACGACATCATCACGGTGTGCTGCACGAATGCGCGCACGTCCATCAAGCCACATCACGTCGTGGCGATGTTGGCCGAATCGTTCGGCCTCTTCCCTGAAGAATATACGGCGCTCATGGAAGAGGAGGAGATGCCGCTTCTCCTTGCGTCCGAATCGCCCGACGAGGTGGCCTCATCAATCACCGTGCGCGAGGCCATCGAGTTCAAAGAGATGGTCGCGGGGAGCCGAATCAATGCCGAATTGCTGTTCAAATCCTTGTCGCGTCTATCCGCGAAACTGTTCTGGGCTTTCGCCTTCGGACGCACCACGCTCAACTATCGGAAGGTGATGGCCGCAGTCGCGTCCGTCACGCCCTACGACACGCAACACCTGCAGAACATGCGCACCATCATGCCCGCAGGTGACGTAGTGCAACGCGCCCTCGCGCGGACGCTGCCGGAGGCTTTCGCGATTGAACCAACGTATCCATTCCGTGCGCCGACATACGGGCGGTGGAACAAGTGGTCGGTGCCTTTCACGCGCACGCACTATGAGGTGGTGCGGGGCAAGCACTTCTTCGCGCACCGCAAGGGTGGACGCCTCTTTTGCTATGACCGGCACGGGAGCCGAATCGTGCGCGACCCTGCCCTGCAAGGCGAAGACGACTGCGTGGCCGAAATGGACGAATCAGGCAACGTGGTCGAGTGGCTGCACCGCACCGAGGAGCCGAATCTATGGCGAGAGAATCGGGATAGGCGCGCCACGAATCCGAGGCTCGTGGACGACCGTGCCCACCTGCGCGCTCTCGTCCAAAGCCTTGACGAAAACGAAGTCCTGCGTCTCATCGACGCGGACCGACCCTATTTCCACAGCGGTGCTGTTGGAGGTTTCATTGTGCCCAGACGAACATTCGACATCCCGCTTCTCATCCTCGGTGGCTTTCGTGACGGCGAAGGCATCCGAATCAAGGTGGCCGCGCTTGACGGCTTCGACCCCTTCCCTGTCGGCTACGCCTTCGTGAAGGCGGACGACATCCCTGACCGACTCACGCGCCTCTACGATGCGCAGACGATGCTTGACGTGGATGAGGGACTCATCGGCATCTTCCATTCCCTCGGCTACGACGAAGAGAAGAAGGTCATGCGCGCCCCTTACCTGTCTCGAATCGACACGACCCTTGGTCAGTCGGACGCCATCCAAATCGGCGACCTGATGGAGAAGTGAAGATGGACGAAGACGCCTTCTACCTTGGGTGGCTTGCCCGCGAGTGTCGCTTTCAGTTGAGCGTCCACTTCTCCCCCAAGACCCGAATCGGCTACAGGGTGGAGCGCCGTGTCCTCGTCAGTCCGAAGGACGAGCCTGCCCTCAATCTGTGGCTCGCGAGTAAGGGGGTGAACGCCCGCATCATCAAGGACGTGGACCTCATCCGGCAAGTCATCCGTCTCCTCACACCCGTGAAAGAGCACGTTCGCGATGGCGCGAACATGCTGAAAATGCTGCGCCTCATGGACTTCAAGGGGCGTGCGCCTACGCATGAAGAGGTAGAGGAAATCATCGACCTCATCGACTCAAGGTGAAATACCGGATACGCCTCCCGTCGTTTCCATTCTCGATAATCTTGCTTCTTTCTGATAAGAATAAATCTACTTCTTCTTGTAATAATAATACGATAAAACGAGAAAAACAGGGGTCCCAATTTCCTCCCCTTAAATATGGTGATGAAATACGCAAAGGTTTCCGAGGCGAAACCCCATGAACTTCAGACCCCAAACCCCGAAACAATTCATCGGCAACGATGACCCCGAAAGCCCCCTGTTCTACCTCGATGAGTGGGACCGTGATAGCCCCCAATGCTTCCTGTTCTCAGGGGCACCGGGCTTGGGCAAGACCACCGCAGCCTACATCATCGCCAATTACCTCGGGCTTGAAGTGTCCGAGTTCAACGCTTCTGATGAGCGCGGCATCGACGTGGTGCGCAACCGCATCAAGGCGGAGGCCATGTCCTCGTCGCCTTGGTCGACGGTCATGATTCTCCTCGATGAAGCCGAGGGCTTGACGAGGCAGGCGCAGGACGCGCTGAAGCGCACGATGGAGAAGAGCAACTGTTGGTGGATTCTCACCTGCAACGACGACTCCGCCATCATCCCCGCCATCAAGTCGCGCTGCGTGCACTTCCGATTCAAGCCCTACAGCGAGAAACATGTGCGCGCGTATGCACAATTGCTTCTTTCAGAAACTGGTGCTTCCCCACAGGACAGCGCCGCAGACCTCCATGCTCACTACTCTGGCGACCTCCGAGCAATCGGCAATCACATCTTGAGTGGTCGCTCCCTCAGTCAAAATCAAACCGACTTCGACAACCTTGCGCTCAACGTGGCCGCGGGTGAGTGGGAGTCAGTTCACCGTGAGATGCTCCGCATGGTGGGGGACGGTCATTCCGTCCACCGCTTGATGCAGCGCCTTCACGAACACGTCCGTTCGGTCGGTTTGGATACCGAACGACTATATACCTTCTTTGTTGTGTGGGGAGATTTCGTGCTCAAAATGCACGCATGGCCCCTCGGAGTGTCCGCCTTTGTGGACTACTTCGTAGCCGCCCTGCACCGCGAAGACAAGAACAAGGAGGAATGAATAATGCCCAACCTAAACAACAACGCAACGAACACGAAGAACCTACACCCTGAGGTCGAAGAACGCCTCAAGTGGTGGGCCGAGAAGAACGCCAAGACGATGGACGAGGCCACGTCAGCCTTTACGTCCTACCTGATGACCGAACTCGGCGTCGCGTCTCCCTCTGATGAGGACGAGGACTTCCTGATTGACGCAGCCGAAACCTTCGTCGTCGAGCGCCGCGTCATGGGAGGCGGCACCGACAACGCCACGGTTCTCGTCGGCTACTTTGTCGGCATGGAGCCAAAGGTTCGCGACGCTCAAGAGAAGCGCCGCGCTCCTGCAGTCACCGCAGCCATCGACAACCTCGACTCGGCCATCCAGAACGGTCTTGTCGCGCGTGCCTACACCGAGAACGGCGTGTGGATGCTTGAGAAGAAGGACGGACCCGTCGCCACAGAGGAGTCCGCCGACAGCGAGCCTTGGTTCCTCTTCAAAGAGCATGGACTTTCCATCGCCATCCTGCAGAACAACCCCGAATGGGCGCGCTTCGGAGAACCCACCACCCCCTACCGTTGGCAGCGCACCTACAACTTCCTCGGAAACGAGAAGGACAACTTCCTCAACGAGCAGCGCCTCTTGCGCATCACCGTGACGGGCAAGGGACAGGACAACTTCCACGCCCCGCAACTCTTCGCTCCCTGCTCCCTCAAGGTGCGTCCTCAGCGAGACAACGTCAGCCCTGATTGGGCCGACGTCTACAACGCCTACCCGCTTCCCGGCGCAATCACCTACGGTGCCAACTTCGTCGACGAGGAGTTCCGCGACATCATTCGCCCCGACCGCCTCATCCCCGGACTCGATTCCTATGTGAAGGACCTCACCACCTTGCCCGAGGTGTTTGAAACCAAGCAGCAGATTCGTGCGGGTTACAGCCCCATCGGCCCCTACGTCTTCGTGCGAGGCAAGGTCAGCGACATGCGCAAGGAAGCGCGCAGCAGCGAGTGGGACCCCATCGGTCACGACTACAGCATGAGCGTCTCGTCCTTCGACCTGATGCGCACCTTCAACGGTGGTCGCCGACAGAACCTGCCCTGCTACGTCCACGGATTCCTCGGCGACGAGGGTCACTCCTTCGACTACGCCACGGATGAAGGGTGGAGGCCCTACGCCGTCAAGTCCACGGTCATCATCTTCGGTCGCCTCAGCGTGCGCGTTGGCGACGAAGGACCTCAGCCCGCCATCAAGACCTTCGGTGTCTTCGCTGTGCCTCGCCTCGCCATCCCGGCGGGTGAAGGCGGCGACACCTCGGTCAGCCAATACGGAGAGTGAAACAAGTGCCCAACCTGAACGACCTGAAAAAACAAGCCCAAGCGACTGTCTTCGACCCGGACTCCGGTGAGATGGTCCCGTCGAATGTGACGAACGAACTGCAAGCCGACCCATCCTCGCGGGTGGGTCGCCCCATCGCCTCAAGCGTGTGGGACGAAATCATGGCTGCTGCCGACCACCAACCCGACTCCCTCATCTTCATGGGGCTTGTCGGGCCGGAAGGCGTCGGCAAGACCGGCATCGTCCTCGACAGCATGACCGACGAAGAGAAGGCGCGCGGCGACGTCGTGTTTGTCCTTGACTTCGATGGCGGCGGACAGACCACCCGCATGACGCATCACCGCGCGCATGCGACAAACATCCGATGTCTCAACCCCAACGTGATGTTCCAGACCTTCGACGAAGATGGCGAGACGCGTGAAGCCATCGACTACCCTGCTACGCACCGCCGTGTGATGAAGGTGGGGCAGACGCTCGTCGACTGGGCAGCGAACCCCGGTGACCGACCTCGGCTTCACTCCGTGCTCATCACCGCTGTTGACCTGTGGGACAACGTCGCCAAGAACTGCATGTTCATCGAAGACCTCGGCACCGCCCCTGACGGCATTGGCGCCAAGGTCAAGCCTCACGAGCAAGTGGGCATGCGCTTCAACTGGCAGATTCGCACCACGCGATTCCATCAACTGACCACCGTCGCGCGCACCCTGATGCAACTCGGTGTCCGTGTCTACTACGAAACGCACTTCTCCGACCTGCAGGACAAGACCGGCGCAGTCATCGGGAAGAAGGCAGCGTGGGAGAAGCACACCCCCAACTACCTCAACCAAGTCCTCTACTTCCACAAGAGCAAGGTGCGCGGCGAGGACGGAAACCCAACCGGTGAGACGCGCTACGAGGTGGAGTTCGTCAAGTGCAAGACCAACCCGAAACTGCTCGACCAACGGCGCACCATCATGGTGACCAAGCAGGATGAGTCTCCTGAGTGGTTCGGCCTGCCTGAACTGAGGGAGGGCGGCGTTTGACTGAGTGGCCGAAGACGGGCGCTCCTGCCCACAACGAGGCTCAGCGAAGGAGCGAGGAGGACATCCCCCAAGCCAACCCCGAATGCCTCATGTGCGGCGGGAAAGGCATGCTCTACGAGCAGCGGTGGGACCCCCATCAGGAAGTCATGGTGACGGAGATGGACGCTTGTCCGTGCATCTTCAAGGAGTGGAAGCCAACGCCTGACCTTTCTTGTCGGACCTGCGGAGGGACGGGTGCTGTGCAGGAGCGGTTGCTCGTCAGGAAGATGGGCGTCATGGAGGAGGCCATCTTCTATTACGACTGCGTCTGCATGCGATACGTCGAACTCAGGAGGGGAGAGGATGATGCACATCAAGGGTGAGAACGGCGCGCGTCTTTGCGCTTCGCCGGGGGCCTTTGAGCAAGTCGGGGAAGACAAGGACCTCACGGTCTGCCCCAAGTGCGCAGCCATCCACCTGACGCTCACCGGGGAGGGGTTGGAGTGACTCAGGCCACCCTGAACAGGGAGGGCTTCATCGCCTTCCTGACCCACTTCGGTGACGGCGTCAACGACCTTCGCTTGGACATCGGCGACAACAAGGTGCACGGCGCGGTCGACGTGGCGACGCACTACTGTAGCCGCGACATGGCTGTCGTCATCGACTCAGGTGTGCGCTACGACGCAGGCCCCGTGTTCGTGCCCGACCTCTCCAAGTTGGTCACCTTCCTCAAGTCGAGCAAGGAAACGACCATCCTGCTCCGCCACACCAACAACGTCCTCAGCGTCAGCGCAGGGAGCGACCACTACAGCGTGCCCACGCACTCTCAGCCTCTCTCAGCCCTCACCATCAACAGGGCGGAAGAGGCCATCCGAGCCGCGAAGCAGAGCAACTGGTCGCGACTTGGTCGCGCGAAACTCGACGTGGAAGGCACGTTGGAGATGGGCAACCTGCACGGTCTTGGGACGATGACGAAAGTCACGGGCAAGGACAGCCCGGTGAGGATTGAAGTTCTCTTGGGTGAGATGACGGTGACCGCCGGTAATCACCGTGGCGCGCGTATGGCAAGAACCATCAGCATTGATGGCGGTGAGAACGGTGAGCATTCGACCACATTCGGGTCTTCGCTTCCCTCGCTGCTCACCTGTATGCCGAAGGGGCCTGTCTCTTTCTACATGGGTGACCAGAGCGCGCTTGTTTTCTCCCACAACGAGTTGAGCAACCTGCTCATCCTCAAGCATCAGGAGGGCGTCGAGTGATTGCTGACGCCATCTACCGTGACGATGAGCCGCCGTTGCTTTACCTGCGACACAGAGAGAACGGCGTGCTCAAAGAGCAACGCATCGAGGACTACCGACCTCACATGTTCATCCCTGCAGGGACTGCTGACTACGTCATCAATCACATGCTCCGGGGCTTCCCCGGAGCCGAGGTGCTCAAGGACAAAACCTACCGCGGACTTGACGGCGCGCCCCTTTGGCGCGTAGAGGCAGACAACCCTTACGACATCAGTCGGATGCGCGACATGGTGGCGCGCTCCTATGAGGGCGACGTCCGCTTTGTTGACCAATACCTCATTGAGAATGTGCCTGAGATGCCTGAGTGGGAGCCGCGCAAGTGGTGGTATGATATTGAGTGCAACACCGGAGACGACAAGTTCACCACGGTCATCGCCGTCATCGACTCAGACCTCCCTCTCCCCCGCGTTTTCGCATGGGCTGACGAGCAGACCAACTGCCCCTACGGCAAGTTCGACAACGGCTCTCTCTACACGAGAGAAGTGCGCGGCGAGGAATACTTCTTGACCCTCTACCGTTCCGAGAAGAAACTCTACGATGGGTTCATCGAGTTCCTTAACGAGCGCAACCCCGACATGATGATTGCCCACGCAGGCACCTTCTTCGACATCCCCCACATGATGGAGCGTCTCGACAAAATCTACGGCTCCGGCGGCGCTTCAAAACTCAGCCCTGTCGGCGTCGTTCGCTACCCCAAGAAGGGAGAGCGCTACAGACACGACGCTCAGCCCATCGCAGGACGTTGGCAGTTCGACACCGCCGCGCCCGCAGGTTCCGGCACCGGCTTTGAGCGGGTCTGGAAGGACAGCGGCGGTGGTCAGTTGCCCAATTTGAAACTCAACACCATCGCCGAAACGCTCGACCTCGGCTCCAAGTTGACCGAGGAGATTGAGGGGATGACCGTTCACAACGGTTGGTATGATTACTGGGCCGAGTTCGTCGACTACTGTCTTCTCGACACCGTGCTGCTGCGCGGCATCGACGAGGCTCGCAACGTCACCGACTTCTTCGTCGAAATGGTGCGCCTTTGCGGCGTGTCCATGCAGTCGGCCACCAACGTCACCAACTTTGCGCGCGGCCTCATTTCGCGCCGCACCGAGTTGAAGGCCCCTTCTCGCTTCAGGGCTGAGAAGGTGGACCTCCAAGGTGCTGAGTTCATCATGAAGGATAACGGACTCTATGAGGGCGTAGCAGTTATCGACTACAAGGGCCTCTACCCTTCGCTGATGAGCGGCTACAACCTGTGTTGGACTACCAAGCGTGACGGACCCGGCGAGGGTATCATCGCGATGGAGAACGGCACCTATTGGGACCAGACGGAGAAGGGCATTCTGCCCAAAATCGTCGATTACCTCTTCGACTACCGCGCCATCTGCAAGCAGAACATGCGCGATGCTGAAACTAAGGAGCAGCGTGCGGCATGGAACACCACTCAGTCAGCGGTCAAGCGCGTGATGGCGAGCCTGTATGGGATGTGCGCGCACATTGGTTTCGGATGGGCTGACCTCGACATCGCAACGACCATCCTTTCCGAAGGGCGGCGGTGCATTTCGTTGCTCGATAGCGTTGCGACGCGTATGGGCTACAACGTCCTCTACGGTTTCACCGACTCGGCGTTCATCCAAGTGCCGCAGGATGAGGCAGAAGCCCTTGCTGTCCGCATCACGGACGCGGTGCAGGAAACGACGGGCAACGACATGCTCATCGCTGAGTTGGAGGCTTACATGCCCTACTGGTTGCTCGCAGGCAAGAACCGCTATGCAGGCAAGGTGTCCTTCCCACCGGAGGACGCGGGCAAACTCAAATGCGCCAACTTCACCAAGGGTAGCAACCTCGCTCCCGTGAGCAAGCAAGTCGAACTCGACGTGCTGAATCTTGTGACTGACGGGGCGTCTGAAGCAGAGGTGCGCGAAGCCGTTCTCGCTTTGGCGATGCCCATCAGGCGCGGAGAGATGACGCTCAAGAGCGTCTCTCAATCGACACGCATCAGCAACGACCCTGAGCGATACAAGGTCGTCTCAGGAGCCTCCAAGGCAGCGCTCTACTACAACAAATACATCGCGACAGACGACACCGTCTTCTGCGCCGGTGATTCGGTTGCATGGACCTACGTCTCTGCACCACGTCTCGGCGACCCCGACACTAAAGTTGTCGCCTACCGCGATGAGGCCGAACTCGACGGATTCCAACTGGATTCGAGGACCATCGTCGAGAAGAACATCAAAAAGAAAATCGAATCCATCTTCAACGTCTTAGGGTGGGACGTTGATGCTGCAATCGGGACCCCCCGACCCGCCCAATACTGGTGATGACCATGAACAACAAAGAACTGAAAGAACAAATTGACCAACTGACTGCGCGCGTCGACATGCTGACGCGACTCGTAGATGAGATGGCTGAAGAACACAACGAACTGACCCGGCTGCGTAAAGCCGTGGGTGAGATGCAACAACTGCTACAGAAGGACGGCAAGTGGTTCGTCCACGACGTCAACGTGTCTCCTGAGAAGGGGGTGAAGTATTGAAGGTGACCCTTCACTACACCACCCCCGTCCACGGCGAGGAGCATCAAATCGAAGGCGACCTCGTCTTTGGTGACGCGCTTCTCAACGAATACATGGGCGTCAGGACCGACGAAGGCGTGCACCTGATTCCCGGCGGGTTGGTGTTGCGCATCTTCACAACGGAGTTTGACTCCGACCTCTACGAAGTGGACGTTGAGAGCGTGCGTGCATCAAAGCACCTCGCCCTCAAGCGTATCAACGAGGAGCAGCAGCGAGAGAAGCATCCGAGGAGCGGGTTTCATGGCTAAGGTCTACCCCGACGGCTCATCCTACGCGTGGACGCCTGAGATGGGCGAGGACGGCATCATCATCCGCATGAGCAAATCGACAGCAGGTTCCTACGATTGGTGCGTGCAGCAAATGTGGTTGCAGCAGAACTTCCCCAAGGAGCAGGGCCTCGTCAAGCACCTCGTCCTCGGCGATGACGTGCACAACGGCCTCGACCTCTTCTACCAAGGGATTGACGAGAAGCATCTTGAAACAATGACGCGTCTGTTGGAGTCTGGCGCTGATTTGACGGACTACCTCACCTCCTTGGTGCCCAACGAAGACACCATCATCAAGAATCGGCGCGCGGAGAACGAAGACTTCCCCTTCTATCACGACGATTACTACCGCAACATGAAGTGGCTGATGGAATATGAGAACGCGCGTATGAAAATGGCCCCCAACAGCCTGATGCCTCTCGCCAACGAGGTTAGGCTTGAAGTCCGATTGGAAGTCGACGTGCCCCCTTACGGCCTTGTCCCCGTGCAATTCGTCGGCATCATCGACCGCGTCTTTGAGGCACCCGGCGGTGGCCTCATGCTCTTTGAACTCAAGACCGGCAAGTGGAGAGACGACAAGATGGCTCAGATGCGGAAGGAGATGTCCTACTACAAGTTCCTCATTGAGAATGCAGGCAGCGAATACCTCGCGGAGCGCAACATCGACAGGGAAGTGACGCATTGGGGATGGCGCTACTCAGCCGCTGACCATTGGACGATTGAAAAGGTGAAGGCTGTGAGTGAACGACTCCTCCATAAGCGAGTGCGCGACCTCATCACCGCCTACATGAAGCAAGACTTCCCGTTGGCGAATGCTGACTTCAAATGCTCTTACTGCGAATACGTTGAGTTGTGTCCGAAATACGCCATTCAAGTGGAGGGCGGGGCGTGACCCCCCTCAAGTTTCACTACCCCAAGGAAGTCGGCCTCTTCAGGAAGGTTGTCCGCTCGGAGTCCGAGTTGGAGAAATACTGGCGCGCGCTTGAGAACTCACAATGTGCGTTCATGAGCGTCTACGGCTTCCGCGGTCTGCAGCCAAACGAGCGGCGCGCGGAATACAACACCGCCATCATTCGCCACTTCGTGCTCGACTTCGACAAGAAATACCGCAAGGGTAGCAACATGGTGGAGGTCGAGGGCGACGAAGTCGTCGAGCAAGTGCGCCGTCTCCATCAGTTCCTCCTCGATGCCAACATCAACCACGGCGTGTGGTTCAGCGGCAACGGCTTCCACATTTGGGTCAGCCTCGACAAGACCTACCTCGCGTCGAGCGGTTGGCATGCCTCACAGATTCGCGCTGCAGGCAAGAGCATCATCAACGAGTGGAAGAAGGACATGGAACTCTACTGCATGGACCCGACGGTGCCCTTCGACTTGGCCCGCGTTATCCGCATCCCCAATTCGTATAACGCGAAGCAGCACGTTCTCCGGTGGAGCATCCCGCTCAACACCGAGGAACTGATGGGTATGACGTGGAATGAAATCTGCAACATGGCCCACAAGGCGCGCAACACCGCATTCATCTACGGTGAGAAGGGTGTCGTGCTTGAGGTCAAGAAGATGCGCGAGCGTCGTTTCAAGGCCACAGGTGCACCCGTCGAGTTCGACACGGTCAAGATGGGCAGCATCAAGATTCTACCCTGCCTGATGGAAGCAGCCTGCGTGGTTGGCAGCAACCCGCCTCATATCGGACGAGTCAGCCTCGCCATCTACTTGTCGTCGCGCCTTCGCAACTTCCTGCCAGTTGAGCGCACCACGATGCAGATGCGCGAAAAGCACATCGTCACCCTGTCTGAGTTCATCGCTACGCTCCAATGGGCCGACTACGACCCCGGCGTCACCGAATACCAAGTGCGCTCCATCGTGGAGCGTGGCTACTCCGAGCGATGTGAATCGTTGATTGGGAAGGGTCTATGCGTGGGTCGATGCACCCTTTGGGATGGGACAGGTGTTCACGATGAGTGAAAGGCAATACGCATTCATCGCATGGACCGGCAGGCGCAAGGGGTCGAAGGGAGCGATGGGAGTCCTTCAATCCACGAAACCTGTTCATCTTGTGCTCAAGCGACGAGACGGCTCCGTGAAGGAGAACGACGCCTCTCTGTGCGGGATGGTTGTCGTCGGTGGCCGCGATTGGGATATTGTCGATGAAGCACCTGAGCGCATCTGTGCGCGCTGCCAGAAGTTCTCCAAGAGATTTGAGAAGAACAGGGGGCGAGAATGGTGACGCGTGAGTGCATCGAATGCGGCACGACGTTTGAGGCTGCGCGGCACAACGTGAAAGTGTGCTCAGACGCTTGCAGGAAGAAGCGCAACGCACAGAAATCGCGTAGGTATTACCACCGAAAGAAAAGAGAATGCCCACCGGCCCCGAAGGTCTTCGCCCCACGCGATTGCGCAATCTGCGAAGCCGCCTTCGACCCTTCTGTAGAATACACGCTGCCTCATGGTGGCTTGGTGAAAAGGAATACCGGTCGCATGTATTGTTCAGACGAGTGCGCGACGGAGGCAATACTGCGCAAGTTGAGAAACCCTATCGCCTCCCGTGAATGTGAAAAATGCGGAACTGCTTTTGAAACGAACATACCCCACCGAAGGTTTTGCGAAGTCACATGTAGGAGAGAGTTCAATGGTGGATATACGTCTTCTGTTGGTGAGACAAAGGAGTGCAAAGGGTGTGAAAACACGTTTGAGGTGAAGAACTCACAACAGTTGTTCTGCACAAACCAATGCAAAGTCAAGTATCATAGAATCAATACAAAACACAAACCATACGCTGAGTTGACCCATACTCAAAAAATCAACGCTCGGGTTCGTGCTTCGGTGCGCGGTCATCTGAGAAAGCGAGGTCTGTCGAAGACACACAAGACGTTCGATATTCTCGGCTACACACCCACCCAACTCATGCACCATCTTGAATCGCAATTCGTTGAAGGCATGTCGTGGGACAACATGAGTGAATGGCACATTGACCATATTCGCCCTGTTTCATCCTTCACGTTCACCTCTATGAACGACCCTGAGTTCAAGGCGTGTTGGGTGTTGGAGAACCTGCAACCGCTATGGGCTTTCGACAACATGAGCAAGGGTGCAAAATGGGAGGGAGCACAATGAAGCCCCCTCTCATCATCGACTCCAATGAACGCGGCTCACTTGTTGCTGCCGTAGAACGGCGCGCGCAAAGCCGTTCCCCCCGTATCGACATTTCACGCGAGCGTCTCGTCAACGGCGACTACCGCTGTGGCGATTGGCTCATCGAGGCCAAGAGCGTGGACGACCTCTTCTCGTCGATGCGAAACGGTCACCTCATGCGCCAACTCGACAACATGGACGCCAACGACGGGAATTACGGACTCGTCATTTGGGGCGAGATTGGAGGCTACGTCAGCCGTGCTCGTGAGCGCGGCTCGACCATCACCGCCAGTCAAGCCCTCAAGCAGATGACCGGCTTTCTCGGTCGCGTCGTCGCCGACTTCGGGTGCCTCATCTACCGCGCCCCCAACGTGAGCGAAGCCTCAGCCTTCATGGTCGCGCTCCACGAAAAGACATTCAAGAAGGCAAGCAGGCACGGCGCCCAAGCCGTGCGACGGGTGAGCACGAACGACGTGCGCGCCGACATGCTTCTGACCATCCCCGGCATCGGGCCTGAGATGGTAGATGCAATCCTCGACGCATGCGGCTCCATTGAGGAAGCCGCGTGTGGTGACTGCCTGCGTGACGTTCCCCGCATGGGGAAGGTGCTGCGCAAGCGGGTCATCGACGTCCTCACGACTGAGGACGAATACCGTATTGAACGGTGACTTTCTTTCTCTCATAGTCTGGTGAGAAAACCAGAATTTGAGAAACGGTTATAGGCGTCTTACGCCGGGAGGGAGCATAAGCCCTCCGAAGTGACGCCGCCCCCCAAGGTGAATTAACATGCCCCAACGAAACTGGAACACATACGCAGCCGTGCAACAATACCCCATGCTCAAGGAATACTTGGAGCGATTCAGGACGACCTCGTTCTTCAACGAGATACCCGGCCTCATTTCGTTCTTCTACCTCCAAGGGCAGACGCTCGTGGACTACGTCCGCATCCCCGTGTGGGCGAGCGCCCTCGACCCCCGTGTCCACGTCTTTTGGATTCAGCCGACAAGGTCGGGTAAGTCCATCGCGTGGGAGTTCACCGGCGAAGTCGCAAAACTTGCCGGACTCCCCATCGACATGTTCACGAGCGGAACAGACAGCGCGCTCATCGGGTCGATTGACTCCATCCCTGACGGTGAAGGAGGCTACGAGACGATTCAGAAGGAAGGCCTGCTTGCAGGAAAGAAGTGCTTGAACTTTGACGAAGGCTCAATCCTTCTCCAAGCCAACCCCAAGCAGTTTTTCTCCGAAGTCATCCTCTACCTGCAGCAAGCGATGAACACCGTCGGCAGTCACAGCAACACGCTGACCAAGCACATGAAAAACGGCAAGGTTGAGACAGAGTCTCGCGTCTCTTTCTGGATTACCTCCTTCCCGCCAAGTGGGGTCAAGGAATACGTTCTGACGAAGGGGCTGTTTCAGCGCGTGCTGCTCCTCTATCGACCGTGGAGCGACAACATGCGACAGATGGTGTCTGAGCAGCGCATGAGCGGTGTCTTTCAGAACAAATTGAACGACGTCATGTCCTTGGAGGACATCGCTGAGCACTTCATCCGACTCCGTGAAAAGACAGAGGCGCGCCTTCTGCATCTCGCCAACATCTCTCACAAACAATGGGACGAGTTTGGACCCGCTGCGAAGGAAGAGGTGGCCCGCGAGGTCATGGACCGCATGTTCGACATTGACGAGGCTCTTCTCCCCCAACTCAACGCGTCTGTTGAGGAGTTCTACACCCTCGTTCGCGGAATGGAGAAGCACTTGTCCGACGTGGTCTGTTCGTTCATCCCCAACATCCTCAACTACACCGTGGTGTTCGCCACTCACCTCTCCTGTATGCGAGTGATGCGCGACGACATCCCCTTCGATGGGGAGTGGAGAGTCACCGGCGATGACGTGGAGATGGCTACAGAAATCCTCTACGACGTCTACGAACAACTCGTCCTTTGGCTTGAGTCTGAGGTCGAGGTAGGCGCCAAGGCGGCTGAGAAGGCCGCGCGACAGAGTGAATGGACCAAGGCCATCAAGGCATGCACGAGCGTGACCATCGAAGGCAAGGGTGATGGATGGGTCCTCAAGAACGACCTGTTTGAGCGATACGGCAGCATGCTTGGTCGCAGCACACCCACCGTCTACAAGCGCTTCAAAGACGTGGAAGGGCAGTTCATGCGATACAAAGCCAAGAGCGGCAGCGTCTACGTCAAGATGAAGGAGGAGTGAAGCGTGAGCAACGACATGAAGGTCATGGCTCTCGACATCGAGACGGCAAACTACTCGCATGAAATCGGAGGGTGGGGTAAGACCCACATGTTCGACCCAAGCGTTGTGGCGACATGGGACGGTGAGGAAGCGCACGTCTTCTCCAAGGAAGACGTCAGCGTCGAAGGTGCAACCGTGCACCCCCTCCACCCCCGCGACCTCGGGGAGCACCTCAAGAAGCACGTCGACGCAGGCGGCATCGTCGTCGGTCACAACATCAGGGGTTTCGACCTACCCGTGCTCCGTGACGCTCTCGACATGCACTACGCAGGCGTCTTGCTCAACAAGAAGGAGAGCGTCATCGACACGTCATGGTCGCTTCGTGAGGCAACTGGTGGCGCGCGCCACAAACTCGACACGCTGTGCAAGCACACGCTTGGACGCGGCAAGGAAATCATGGACTCCGCGGATGCTCCCGTAGCATGGCGCGAGGGTCGCTACGACGAGGTGGCGAAATACTGCCTCGACGACTGCAAACTCAATTTGGACCTGTTTCTCCACGGGAGGAAAGAAGGCTTTGTGAAGAGCCGGAACGAGGAGACAGGTCTGATTGAGGAATACAACATTGGTTGGTGAACACATGAGTGAAGAACGAAAAACAGGAAGAGAAGCCCAAATGAGCAACATCCGCGCAGCGGTGCAGGTAGCAGAAACCGTGAGGTCGACGCTCGGTCCCGCAGGCATGGACAAGATGCTCGTTGATGAACGAGGAGACACCATCGTGACCAACGACGGCATCACGATTCTCCGTGAACTGAGCACCGGTCACCCCGGTGCGCGCATGATGGTGCAGGCAAGCCAGACGCAGGAAGAGGTCTGCAGGGACGGCACGACGAGCGTCGTGGTCCTTGCCGGTCAGATGCTTGCCCTGAGCGAAGGCCTGCTGATGCGGGGCATCCACCCGCAAACCATCGTGCGCTCATTTACGCGCGCATCGCAACATGCTTTGGCTGCGGAGAACATCCCCGGAGGGTGGTGCACGGACGAGAACACCTTTCATAACGTCGCAGCGACAGCCTTGCGAGGCAAGGCGAGCGAGAGCCACTTGGAGCACGCGGCCAACCTTTGCGTCAAGGCTGTCGACAAGGTCGGCGGCAAGGCGGAGAACGTCCGTATCCTCACCCAAGCAGGTGAGACAATGGGCGACTCCTACATCCACGAAGGCATCGTGCTCAACAAGACCTTCGTCAACCCTGACTACGAAGGGCGCGAGGACGCTGTCGTGCTGATGCTCGATGGTGGGCTTGACGGCTTCAACTACGAGGACGTGCAGATGCAGGTCAGCGACCCTGCCCAACTCGCAGCCATTCGTGAGCAGGAGATGGAAATCCTCAGCAACGTCGCGCGACACATCGTCGACCTCGGCATCAACGTGCTGATTGTTCGTGACGGCGTCCATGAGGCGGTCGCCAAGTTCCTCGATAACGAAGGCGTGGGCGTGGTGAGCCGCGTTCAGCAGTCAGACATCGACGCAATCTCGCGCGTATCCAGCATCCCCATCTACCATCGCATCACCGAGGTCCCCGAGGACTTGAGCACCCACAGCCTGACTGTGGTGAACAAGCGTATCGGCGACCTCGACTACGTCGCCATCGAGTGCGAAGACAGCAACACGGTCACGCTCGTTGTGCGCGGCGCAACCCGTCAGACCCTCGACGAATACGAACGCGCCTTCGATGACGCCATCGGAGTCACCGCGCTTACGCTGAATGAAATGACGGTCTACCCCGGCGGTGGTGCTGTCTACTCTCGTCTGTCGCAGGTCACCCGCGAAATGGCGAAGGATACGCCCGGTCTATCGGCGCGCGAGCGTATGTGCATGGAAGCATACGCTGACGCGCTTGAAATCATCCCCGCCGCTATCGCGAGCAACGCAGGCATGGACCCACTCGACGTGGTCATGGAACTGCGAGCCTGCCCTGACGGGCACGGACTCTACATCAACCCCGAAGGTGAAGGAGAGGTGACTGAAACAGGGAAGCACGGCGTCTTTGAGCCTGTTTCGCTCGTCGTTCAGGTGGTCAACTCAGCCACGGAAGTGGCCTGCGCCATCCTCCGCATCGACGACATCATCGCAAGGAGAGGAGATGCCTGAGCCTGAATGCGGCCCTCGCCGTTCTGTTGCTGCTCGTCATCGTTGACGTGGTCATCGTTGTGATGGACCGCTTCATTCGGGGCGTTGGGAATCTTCCGGTGCCGGGGTCTGAGCAGCGAACGCGTGAAGAGGAATAGACTTCCCTGCCGCGCGCGCTTGGTCAGTCAGACGCTGACGCTGAATAGCCTCAGCCTGCTTACGCTTACGTTCCATCGCTTCTTGTTGCCTTGCGAACAGGGGTGCTTCGTGCGCTCCTGCCGTGAGTTCTTGAGGCAGTTTTGTTTGGCGCGTCTCGTCTTTGAGCATACGGAACGAGAGGTCCATCGGGTCGCCCGTAGTGAAGTAACCCGTCTGGTCATACGATGGCGTGTTTCGACCATGATAGTAAATCGGTGTGGGGCGAGGCATGTCGTAGTGGATTACGTCGGGCATGTCCCCTCCGTAGACAATACGAGTCCCCTCAGGCGTTACTCTCGGGTCGTTAGGGTCGTTCACGTTGCCGACAACTCTCATACCGTCGCGAATTGTGGAACTGTGTTCCACAGGCTCGCCCACCTCGTCGAGCCTCTCAGGTGGGATTGGTCTATGGATACCGCGACCGTAGGAGTTCTGCATCGCGGTTGACGTGTTAGCATAGCAATCGGGCACGGTGCATCCTACGGCGCCCTCGTGAGTGTGCACCCGCCTCCCTTGTTCGCAAAGAGGACATTCTCGACCAATATCCATCTGCTCCCGTGCCTTCTCTGACGGCATGCGTGCGACAGGCTTACCCTCCATGTCGAACTCGACAGGGGTAGTCAATGCAGGGTGGTCGTCAGGGAGAGACGTGTTGAAGCCGTCTCGCTCACTTTTCAGCGTCGAGCCAACGCTTGGATGACTGCGCGCGCGGTTGCTGTGTGCGTCTTCAGGCACAATAGTCCCACGCTTTGTGTGACTCATATCCTTACCGCCCTTTCCGGCGACCCCACGCTTGCGTCGCTCGCGTTCAAGGTCGCGTCTATACCGCTTTCTTTCAGGTGAAGATTCGTATCGCGTCTCGTATTCGCGCTTGTGCCTGAGGGCTTTAGGCGACTTCGCCTCTTTCCTAAGGCCGTAGCGGCGTCGGTGAATCGCTTCCTTCCGCTTACGTTTTACCGCAGCCTGCCTTTCTCTCTTCTCTTGGTCGCGCTTGAAACGAGGATGGTCTGCTGCGCTGCGGTGGCGAACCACGATGTTCCTCTTGTCGGGCATCTCGTCAGGTGTCGCCATCCTCCCCACCTTCTTGTCGGCCCCTACAGGCTCCTGAGAGCGCACCCCTACGTCAAGGAAGCGCCCACGCTCATCAGCACGGGCAGGTGATGCTCCGTGATGCAGGGAGGCTTCCTTGCCGGGGAACGCCCAAAACTCGGGAGGGTAGCGCCCTTCGAGGTAGTCCCGCGTGTGTTTCGGATTCTGCGCACTCGCCATCTGAACGGGCGGGACGCCTGCATATCCAGTCGTTTCGTCGAGTTCGGGGTCGAACTGAGGCAACCCCGTCTGGTATTTCAGAAGGACGTCCCACCAATCCACCGTCACTCCCCCTTGAGGAGAGAAAAGGCTGCGCTCATGACGTCACGCGGGTCGTCGAAGGAGGTGAAGATGTCCTGTCCGCGCGCACGCAGTTCTGCGTCTTCTTCCTGAGGTGAGAGGAAGCGCTGCATGGCGGCGTCGATGGGTTGGTCGAACTCCTGCTCGACGTCCCTGCGGGGACGCGCCATCGTCGTCTGACCGCCGCCGCGCGACGTGACCCTCGCCCCACCTGCGGTGCGTTGACCGGGGAGCGGGTCAGGGTCCACCTCAGCGCCTCCGGCGTAGCGGATGTTCTGCAGGGTTGTCTCAGCCCGCTGTCGTGGGTTGTGACCCTCCACACCGAAGTCGATGTTGCGCGCAGGTTCGTCTTCCATAGACTGTTGTCGCATGGGTCGCCCTGCGCCGGGTTGGCGCGCGAAGACGCTTTCTGAAGGAACTTCGTCGCGCATGTATCTCTCCGCATACTCCGTCATATCGCGGATGAAGCGCGCAAGGCCGTGATTCTTCTGACCCTTCTTTGATGAGAAAAGGTCATCGTGGAAGGCGGCTCCATCGGGGTCAGCGGGGTCAGCGTATAGGGGCATCCCGTATTTCTCTCTGAACGCCTTGTCTTCTTCTTCTGCCGAATCACCCGAATCACCTCGACCGGGGAGGCCGAACTCACGGAGCATTCTCAACAGAACCTTTTTTTCGTCCGCTTCAATCTCCTCCCCTCCTCGCTCAGCCCTTTGTGCCAACCTTTCCAAGTCATCAATCGACATACCCCCCGCAATTTCTGTTGGTTCAAGACCGCCGCCGTGGGTGGTGTATGGGTGCGTAGACCCGCCGCCACTCATAGGAGCCGCGTCTTCGTCTTCGCCAATCTCTTGAGCCGTAGGTTTTCGCCCTTCCATGATGGCCTGCATCGCATCTTCGATGGTCCTGTCGCTCGCGCCGCGCGCTGTGAGCAAGCGCCCCATCATTTCGGCTTCTTGCCGCAAACGGTCAGCGCTTGGGTATCTCAAATCTTCTTCATCATCGTCACGCCCGAAGGCATCGTCGTCGTCATACATGGCGTATTCGGAAACCGGCTCGCCCCTCTCGCCATCGCGCGTCGGGGGTTCAACGTCGCGGTTGTTCAGAATCCAACGCCTCGCATTCCGCATCGCGTCGGGGTCATTGGGGTCATACAGCCCCGTTTTCTGATACGCCAACATATCCTCGCGGGTGATGCCGTCCCTTCCCATAAGGCCCTCAGGCTCGAAGAGTTTCGGGTTCAGCATGCCCTTGAATCGCTTCTCTTTCCCGGCACTTTCGCGGCGCTCGCTAAACGCCATCTCCGCGTATTTGTCGTTCACCTCTCTCGGCCTGAAGCCGGAAGGAGGGACGCGCTTCTCCGGGTTTTCTCTGAACATCCGCTGCGCTTCTTCAAAGTCCTCAGCGCCCATCGCTCTGGCGTATTCTTGCTCGACCGCATCTGCTTGTTCGTCGGTCATCTTGCGCTTGCCGGTTAGATGTCGGCGCAGAGCATCGCCGTTCATCAACCTCTGAAAGTCCTTGATGTCGCGGTTCCTCTCGCCACCTTCGCCGCCTTGGCGACCGTAGCGAGCAGCCTTCTTGACCTCACCCTTCTTGGGTTTAGGGATGCCGATGATGAGCACCATGCCGCCCTTCTTACCCTTGGGTTTCTCTATGTCTTCCTTCGCCATCATTCCACCCCATGCTGCTTGAACTTCGGTTTGTTGAGTCGTGATTCACGCCATAGACGGTCGCACTCAGGGCACTCCCAAACGAGGACACGCGAATCTCTCTCATTAACGTAGCGCGCCTCAAGTCTGCGAGCGAGCACCGGCTTGAAGCAACCGGGGCACTTTTGCGAAAGACGGTCGCGCAACTTCCCCATTCCTTCACCTCATGGGATTTGCGGTGGTGCACCCGGAATGGTCACAACATACGCAGCAAGCCTGTCGATGGCGGTTTGGAGTGTCGTAGGCGCTGCACCCGCCCAACTCGCACCGGAAGTTGTGGCCGTGAAAGTGTCGGTTTGCGCACCACCGGGGGCGAGATAGGCTAAGTCAGCAAGATTGCTCGCAGCCGCCAAGTCACCGTTAGCATTCGCGACAAGAACACCGTTCGTTACCGTTGATTGCCTGATGGTTCCTGTGACATCCAAAGCCTGTGCGGGAGAGGTATTTCCGATACCAACACGTCCGCTGTGCATAATTCTCATCTTTTCGGTAGGTGCGGCGGAGGCTGAAGCAGTTGACCTCGTGCTGAAAGTCAGATTTGCTCTATGGTCGGCCACGGTGTTTTCTATTACAGAAATGGTAGCGCTTGGGACGGTGTTGGTGTTGAAGTGCGAAAACCCGATGTGCGCTTTACCTTGGACAGAGCCACTTGTCCCGCCCGGATTTGTGATATGGAGCACCACGTCGTCGTTAGCCGAGCCTTCAATGTGCAACCTTGCGTCAGGAGTATCAGTCCCAATACCGATTCTTGAAACGTCACCGTCAATGCGCATGACTTCTGTGCTCACGCTGCCATCATTGACCTTGAAGATGATGTCTTTGTCCTGTGTGGTGTTCTCGATAATCGCATCGCTTGATGAGGTTGAAAAGTCCAACCCTGCTTCTCCTTCAACGGCAGCGATGGCGTCTGCGTCTGTGTATGCAGTAGCGCCCGTAGCAATACCGTTCAACTTGGTGTGGTCGGCGTCGGTGAAGACATTGGAATCTGTGGCTGCTTCGACTGCAGCCCGGATTTCCGCGTCTGTTTGGTCGGCTGTGGCACTCGCCTCGATGCCGTCGAGTTTGGTCTTGTCCGCACCAGACATAGAGCCTGCCGCGCTCGTTGTGGCTGCGCTGATACCAATTGTGCCCGACCCCGTGATGGTGCCGCCTGTGATGGGTGCTGAGGTAGCAACACTCGTGACCGTGCCCGCGTTTGCAGTCGCGCCATCCGCCACGTTCAAATCAGTCCTCATCTCAGCAGCAGTTCGACCTTCAACGGATGTGCCGTCGATTTTCAAGAAGTCATTGTCTGCTACTGCTGCGTTGGCGACCAGCACATTCCCGTTGGAGATGCCGCCAGTCAGCCCCTTCACAAACGCAAGGTTGGTGACCTCGCTGTCCATCAACGCTCCTGCGGCTGTGACGTTGGTGGCGTCCGTAACGTCAGCACCGTCTTCGATGTTGAGAAGCGTCTGCACCTCGGTCTTGGTGATGCCTGTAGCGAAAACGGGTGTGCCGCTGTTGATTTCAATGGCGGGGTCGGGCAGACCGATGATAGCGGACTGATAGTCGCACCGCACCCACACGCTACCCTCGTAGATGAACGTCGCGCGGTGCCCGCTCGACAACGTCGCGTTCAGCCCTGTTGGGGAAGTCTGATTGTCGAAGACGATGGAGCCTGCGCCATCGTTGCACACCTCGATGATGTGTCCCTCAGGGAACATGTATTTCGCGCTACCATCACGCTCGGGATTGAGGGTGATGGTGACGCCACCGTTTGGGCTGAGCATGAAGAAAGAGTCACCGTCTGCGGTGACGACCCAAGTGCCGTTCGTCGTCAGAGCCGTGCTCGTCGCGTCCACACCCATGCCCTGCAGACGCACCGCGTAGTGCCCCGTCTGTTCGTTGTTTCTTCCTGCGAAGTAAAATGCGTCAGCAGCGTGCCCGCCGCTACGGTCTGCGCCGCGCGACGGCCCTTGCCCATACCCTGCGTCGCTGCTGCTTGGGGGGCTTTGGTTGAACGAGCCGTAGCGGGGGTGGCTGACCCAATGCACGTTGACCGTGTCTGAGACAGTCAGTTCTCCGTTCTCGTTGTGCACCACGTTGAGATGCTCGACGCGGTTCACGCCCTTGTCCCCGGTGTCCACGATTTCTCCGCTTGAGATGCTACCGAGGGACAGCGGCACGCGGAAGTCAGCAGCCGCTTTGATGAAGACGCGCTTGTCGTTGATTTCGACGATGTTGATGTTGCGGGTTCCGCCGCCTGAGGCAACAAATTGGACGCGAACGTGCGCAAGGACGACGGCCTTCATGTTGTCCTGTGTCGCCCCCGTGTCGAAGTCGATGAGGTATTGGTTGGACGCGGAAGGGTAGAGTCCCGTGGTTGCGTCTACCGGACTGCCGCCCTCGTAGTGAATCTTGAAGTGACCACCGCTTGGTGCAACGTAGATGGTGTAGATGGCTTCCTCGTTGGCCGACAGAACGAGTCCACCGGTGCCGTGCGAGTTGTCGTTGAGGTCGAGCGTTTTGGTGTTCCCCACACCGTTGCCGAACTCGTAGAGCGCGCCGTCGAGGACAGCGAAGCCACCGCTCACCGTCAGCGTAGAGGATGAGGCGCGCACGATAGAACCCGGCTGATTGCCGCTGTTCGTCTCGTTGCGCGTTGAATCGTAGGCGCCGTCTTGGTAGCGAATGATGCCGTTGCCGTGCACGCCCTGCAACAGATTGGTCAGCGTCGCGGGTGATAGTGCGTCCCCGTCGCGCAGTCCGTCCTCGCCAAGCGTGTTCTGTGCGGCGGTGTGACCGGCCAAGTTGTCCGACACCATCAGGCCACCTCCAAGATGAACGAGAAGCGCACTTCGTTTTCAGCGTTTTTGACGAACGAGTTGACGTCCGCTCGATAAACAGGGACAAACTCTCCTGTAGACGCGTCTTTGTATTGGATGTAGACTTCTTGCACGGGTTTGGCGAAGACGTAGGATGCGTTGAACACGCCTTCCACGAGCAGGCTTGTGTCGTCAATGATTTGCACGCGCGGCGTGACGCGCGCAAGTGTGCGCGCACCACCGTCGTCGGAGGTCGCCACGGACCCGTCGCTGCCGATGTGCAGTTCGGTGATGAGCGTCGAGAGGTGCTCGACCAATCGGCGTTTTACGGCGTTCAACATCGGCATCAGATTTTCCTCCTTGATTTGCGTCCCTTCGTGACCCTCATTTCGTGCGCGCGCGGTCGGAGCAGCCTCAGTTCGCTGATGGAACCGGGGATGCTTGCCCCGCTTACGAGGGTCACGCCTGTGAAGGTTGTGGCCGTCGTGCCGCTGTAGGACACAAAGGATTGGTTGTCGAGGATGAGGTGTCCGCTGCTCGGGAAGTCAGTCGTCGCGGTGACCGTGATAGCCCCCGCAGCGTGTGACCCCGACAGACGACGCGTGATACCAAACCCAAGCGCTGAGCGACCCGGTCCATAGTTGGCGTTGCGATGACCGAGCAGGATACCTGCGTGGATGTCTGGGTAAGTGTTGGTTGTTGAGGTGCGGCGAATGCGAGCAAGCCGAGCGATGACCGGCTTCACGGTCAAAACACCTGTGACGCGCATGTTTGCATTTCCAATACCGCTCTTGTTCAGACGCACCACTTGGAAGTTCCTGTCCGGCTCGTCTTGCTCCTCTTGACTGCCCTCGTCGCCGAGGGAGGTGATGACGGCCTCAAGACCTGACTCGTAGGAGAGCATTTGGAAGTCCGACTCTCCACTCGATGAGTGCGTGACCTCGATGAGCGCTTGCTGCACATCACCAATGGCTGAGTTGAAGGTCACGATGTCGCCCGGTTCCAAGTCCCACGACAGGCTGTGACGCTTAGAAAGAAGCGCGCCTTGGGCCTTTTTGTTGAGGCGGAGTGCCTGCGTTGCACTCTTTCTGGCGCGCGTCTCGTTGTTTGCGGTTGGGTCGAAGACATTCATTTGCTTGATTGAGCCGTGCTTCTTCTGTAGTTCTGCATCATCCACCTGTGCGCTGATGACGTCGTTGACGGCAACGCCCCTTCCCTTCACCGTGACCCGATTGGCGACGTCCACTACGGGGTCAATCTTCGTTTGCCCGATGCCGCGTTGCACGCCAAGTTCGCGGTCCTTGGTCTGGAACACTTTGGGCGCGTAGAGGAAGTTGCCAAAGCGGTCGTAGTAGATGATGAAGTGGTCATGACGAGCGACCGAACGAATGGCTGTGGGTAGGTTGAGCGATTGAAAGTTCTGCGCAACGAAGAGGGTGCTCGCCCCCTTCGACACGACGCTGTTTAAGCCGTGCAGCGCCTTGGTGAACAGTTTCTCAACCAAGTCGGTGCTGCGCAAGCCGACGGACAGCGTCTGCCCTGCGTGGACATGCGTCGTAGCGCCCATTTGCAGGTCGGTCAATGTGCGCCCCTTCATGTTGTTCAGGTTCACACGCGCCCCTTTCTGTGTTGATTGCACCGACTCGGTGCGCAATCGAAGCGACGGGTCGACGACGTCGAAGAGAAGCATCGGACGACGCGACGTAGAGGACAAGGAAACACCGTCGAAGAATGGCGCGTCTTCGTGAGTCGTGTGAGCGAGCCTTACTCCGGCTTCCTCCTCGCTCAAACGGTATCGTCGTGGGTGCGTGGCTTGGAAGTCCGCCTGCTCGGGCTTACTCACCTGCGTTGTCTTACTGTTGTCCTGCGCGGTCTTGTAGATGACGTGGTGCACCGCATTGTCGACAAAGGTTGGCTCCTCTGCGATGGCGCCGATTTGGTCGTGGATGGCGTTTGAGCGACCAAGGCTACGCCCTGCGTATGACGTGTTCGTAGGTGACGTGACGGTGTAGGTCGTCATGCTCCCACTCCGTTGTCTGTGCGGTCACCCTCGCTTGCGTGCGATGCCGTGTTCATCTTGTCTCCCGCAAAGAGCGACTGCGTGTAGCGCGGTTGCACCGTGTAGTCGAGGCGGATGAACTGCTCGTCGTCCTGCTTGACTGATTGTCGACGGCTTGCGTCACCGCGGAAATGCTGCAGCGTGTTGTTGGTCACCACCATGCGCGCGACAGCCTGAGTGGTAGAGGTCGTGAAGTCGCTTGCGTCAGCGCCGGGGATGAGCGGACCCACGCTTGCGGGAGCACTCGTCGAAGAAGAGAGGTTGAACAGATAAACAGGCGCGTATGGTGGGTTGCTTGGTGCAGGGTTGGTATTCCGCATATAGGAGGATGCTGAATCAGCAGCGCGCGCATTCGGTGCATCATACATGAAGACGCCATAACGCCCCGCTGCCGTGGCCGACAGGACGTGCGCGGTGTCGTCTCGGAACAACTCGATGTGCCGGTTGTCGAGCACGCGCACCGGGCGGATGAGGAACTTCAGCGTTTGGTCCTTGACGTTGGTCTTGTATGACGTTGAGACGTGGTTGCTCGTCTGATACGGATTGGTCGTCACGCCAGAAGAGGCGCCCCACAGGTGGTCGCTGATGGCCTCGCCGTCTGAAGTGACCTCCAAAACGTAGGTGCCGCCAATCGGGGGGATGCCGTGCGTGGTGCCGAACTTCAGAACCTGCTTCGCACTCGACAGGTTAAGCGTATGCAAATTGAGGTTTCCAACAGCACGGTTCGCTGTGCTCACTCCACCAGAGAAGATGAAGCGCTGACCAACCTGCCGGTCTGTATGCAGGCTGTGGGCCTCGGTGCTTGCGATGACGTAGTTGTCGCCCATCTCACCGTCGTTCTCTCCCACCGTCATCGCGTCCAAACCAATACGCGGTTTCGATTTCGCAATTGGTTCCTGCATGAATGTGAAGTTTGACTTCTCGACGTTCGTCCCGACGTTCGCTTCTCGCTTCAACAGGCCATCATCACCTGCGAGTTCAAGACGCGCGCTGATACCTTGCGGCATTTCGTGAGCCTGCAGCGACACGTTCGACGGGCGAATAAGCCCGCTTGTGAAGGCAGGCTCGCTCGTGTGGTGCGACAGCACCAGTCCGAAAGGCCGCAGGTCTTCGCTGACGGCTTGCAGCACGTCTTCGTTGAAGTAGGTCGGGTAGCGCACACCACGCCCGTCGCCGCGGTCACCGACGCGCTTCGCGGTAGCGGGGTCGAAGAAGGTCTTCTCAGCGAGACTAAAGCGCAGCGTCGCATCATCGAACATGGCTTCTGCCGATTTGGTTCGGTCGGTTGCTCGATAAGCGTCCTCAGGGTCCCACGAAGGGCGGACGCCGAAGCCGCGCACGGGGAAGCGCCGCACTTCCTCACCCGTAGTGTTGCCCCACCAATCGACCATGTAGTGGGCCTGAGCAAGCGCGAGGTTGACGCGTTGGTCTTCGACGTCAGTCGACATGCGGTGACCTGCGGGCGTGTCTGCGTGGAACTGCCGGATGGCCGTTTCAGGGTTCCTGATGTTGCGCACCGCGCATCCGAAGCCCTTCGTCATTCGGCGCCCGTCGCTGTATCGCACTTGCTGCAGTTTAAGGTCGCTGCCGATGAGAGCAGACGCATTGGTCTGTCGCTCGATGACGCCGACGTAGGAGGGTTGAGCGGTGGAAGTGACGTTGGAGTTGCCCGAACTGCTTTGCGTGTTCGTGTTGACTGTCGTCTGCTCGTTGCTGACGAACGGCCCTTCAGCGTCGTAGTGGTAGTAGGCGTGAGGGTCACGGAGGGCTTGATTGGATTTGATGGCCCATCGCGGTCGGTTATACGGCTGACGCACGGAAATGCGGTAGCCCCATCCAGCGTTACGCTTCGTGCTTTCTGAGTCGATTGACTCAGTCATTGTCTCGACGTTAGCGTCAGCGACGACCAAACCTTTCGCATCACTCACTTGTTTGATGACGGGGTCATCCCACTTGTTTCGCCATCCGGGTGCCGCGGTGCCGTAAAGCGACAGCGAACTCATCTGCGCACCAAAGCGGTGACCACCGGGCCAGAATGCGCCCAGTTGGTATTTGCGCGACTTTCCATCCGTGCCTGCCTGATGTGGGTAGTTGGCGTCAGGATAGGAATCAGTCAGCCCGTCACCCGGCCCTTCCCACGCTTTCATCCTGAACTTGAACGGACCATCGCTCATCGCGTAAGTGAACTCATGGTAGTGCACCATCTCGAAATGCTCAGGCGCGTGATTGAATGCTTTCTTGTCGACAGCGGCGTCGCCCTTGTTTGTCCGGCTGTCGGAAAACCACGTCATCGGACGACCGAGGTTATAGTGCCAAAGACACAGATACGCGTCTGGCAGATGCAGCGAGTTGGTGTCGCGTGTTCCTGAGAGCAGTTGCGGTAGGTTGCGCGTAGCCACACTTGCTTCAGATTGAGTGTAGACACCGCCGGGTGGGAGGTTGTTATAGGGCGAAGATAGGCGCACCGTAGCACCTTGCGTGGCTGCAGCCCAAAACCCACTTGTCGTGTTCGCGATGCCGTTGAACACCACAGGACCCGACGAGCCAATACCGCTGATGTATCCTCGGTCAACATAAGTGGCAGTCTGCTCGACCCCGCTTGCATCGGTGATGGTCAAGCGGTGGCGGTAGTAGGACAACCCAACGAGTGGGAAGAGCGTGTTGTTTCGGACGTAGAGTTTCGCAGCCGATTGGTCGCCGTGTTCAATCGTGGCCGTAGGAGTCAGCGACGTGAGGTATTCGGTGTAGACGTCGAGGTAGTGCGAAGGGTAGCCAAGCATCGTTGTCTGCGTGCCTACCGCCCCAAGGGTTGAACGACAGAACAGGTAGTAGTCGTCGGGTTGGTATTGCTCAAGGCGCTTCCAGTTGTTCGTCGAGGAGAAGATGGTAGAAGATGCAAGCGCAGCACTCCACCACGGCACGGTGACGGTGTTGCCCGGAGTGGAGCGGTGGAACATGTTTGGATGATACGGCAGACTGCGACGCGTGAATGCTCCCGAAGAGGTGGCGTTGACGCCGAAGGGGTTGCTCAGCCCAAGCGTGGGGATGTTGGTGAACTGCTCACGCGTTGATGCGTCGATGTCGAGCATCAACTCGTTGAGGTAGATTTCACAGCCGCGCACGTCAGCCATTGTGGCCTCCGACAATATGAGGTCGAAACTGTTCGTTCCCCATTGGAGGGAAACGACTGTCGCCACCATTTGGTCCGTAAGCGTGCGCACCGTGGTGTTGGCCCCGCTTGGGTCCTCAGGTGCGTCGTTAGACGCGAACGTGGTGTTCTCGTTGTTGCCCATGAACTGCTTGCTGAAGAGGTTCGGCTGAATGACGATTTGGTAAGCACCGACCTCAGCAGGGTCGGGGAAATTCCACGCTGTGTTGTAGTTGGTGCCAACCTCCAACTGAATACGGTGTCCGCCTGCAGCGTTGCATGAGGCGCTGTCGTCAGCGATGCCGTATCCATCGAAGCGCAACTTTGTCTCTGTGAGG